CTGTGTTGTTTCAAACTCAAACAACTATAGAGTGTGGACTTCAAGACTTGGGGAAATTGATATTGCTTTAAGTTCTGGTGAGGAATCTAGAGAAGTTTTTGTATCACAAACTCCACTCTCTGGTAGTTTGTTCAAGTCCCAAAACGGAGGAGAGTGGTTTGAAAGTGCTTACGAAGATCTAAAGTTTACTCTTCGCAGAGCAGAGTTTGTTGGAAATGGTAATATTAATTTCTATAATCCAAATCTCAGTGAAGGTAATGAGGAGATTGCAACTCTTATCAGAGATCCTCTAACTACCAAAACAAAACAAATCAGAGTTGGTTTAGGAACAACTATAAGTGGTGATTTTGCTCCTGGCACTACGGGAATCAACACAGGATTGACAATATCTCAAAATAATACCAATGCAACTGGAACTTTAGTAGGTTTTGCTGGATCTGCCACGGGCGATCTGACCATTACAAATGCAGGTGCTGGGTATTCAACCATCAGTGGATCAATCGTTCATAGTGGAGTTGATCTGATCACAGTAACTGGAAATGGTGAAAGTGCAACTGCTGATATCACTATTACTGATGGAGTTGCAGTAGCAGCTACTATTGTTACTGGTGGAAGTGGATATGCACAGGGTGATGTAGTAACAGTATCATCTTTGGGAGATTCAACCATTGGTAAAAATATGCAACTGACTGTTGCAAATACTTTTGGCAATAATACTCTTATTTTGGACCAAGTTCAAGGAGATTTCTCTATTGGTGCTGGAAATACAATACAGTATACAACAAATGATGGTGTTCTCACAGTTGCAACTGGTATTGCTGCAAGTTCAGTGACCACTGCGGTTGATGGTCTTCATATAAAAGTCAATCATAGAAATCATGGATTATGTGCAACTCATGGTTCAGTAGTTCTGTCCAATATTCTTCCAGATATTGCTCCAACAAAACTTACGGCAGCGTATTCTAAGGATTCTACTATCGCTATTTCTGTTGATAATGGAACTTCATTTGGAACATTTGAAGGTGTTGGTGTTGGATCAACTAATCCTGGTTACGCAATCATAGGAGATGAAATCATTTCATATGAAAGTGTAGTAAATAACCAACTTACAGGAATCACTAGAAATATTGATGATACCCTTTCATATACTTATGATGTAGGAACAGAAGTTCGTAAGTATGAACTATCTGGAGTCTCATTGAGGAGAATTAATAAGGAGCATGATTTAACAACCGTAACTATTAGCAATCCATTAGATCTTGACTACTACAACATAAAACTTGATATGTCAACTAATGGTATTGATAGAAGTGTAGGAACTAGTTTCCCCAAACTATACTTAAACCAAAGTAAATCTACAGGTGGTGAACAGGTAAAAGCAACTCAAAATATCATATTTGATATCGTAAAACCAGTTGTTCAATCAATGGAAGTTAGAGGAACTGCTATTGATTCTTCAATCAGAACTATATCTGCACACACTGTTGCGGGTGGAGAAACTCCTTATGCGGATCAAGGATTTGAAAATATTAGCCTTAAAAAGTCAAACTATTTGACTTCACCAAGAATGATCGCGTCAAAAGTCAATGAAACAAATGATTTAACCACTCTTCCTGGTAATAAGTCATTTACTATGAATATGAATCTTTCTACTTCAGATTCTAGAGTGTCTCCAGTTGTTGATCTAGATCGTGTAAGTGTTATCTTGACATCAAATAGGATCAATAATCCTATTTCAAACTATGCAACCGACATCAGAACTTCTACCTTGGCAGAGGACCCATCTGCATTTGTATACGCTACAAAACCCATTGCATTGGAAGTTCCAGCAAATGCAATCAAAGTTATTTTCTCTGCATATATTAATCAATCTAGTGATGTAAGAGTGTTCTACGCTCTTCAAGAAGAACCATCAGATGAACCATTCTATTATCCTTTCCCAGGTTACTCAAACATAGACAGTGAAGGCATTATTGATGTTGCTAATAGTGATGGAACTTCGGATGTAAATGTTCCAAAGACAGATGTTCTTGGATTTTCTCAAGAAGAGTTAATCTATAGAGATTATGAGTATACAATTGATGATTTGGAATCTTTTAGATACTTTAGTATTAAGATTGTCGGATCTTCTACCGATCAAGTATATCCACCAAGAATAAGAGATTTAAGAATCATTGCTCTTGCTTGATGATGAAATACTCTAAGGTAGAAGGATTTAATAGTCTCATGAGAGATGAAGTTTCTCATGCGGTGATAAACACCAATATCAATGAATATCACAAATATTTGTCTGAAAAACAAAAAAAGATTTCTGAGAAAACTAGAATTGAATCTATTGAAAATGAACTATCAGATCTTAAGACAGATGTCAGTGAAATAAAAGATCTACTGAAGCATATTGTCAAATCATTATAGATAATATAGGGGGATTGCAACAATGGCACAACCATCCACAAGACAAGGACTGATTGACTACGCGAAGAGGCAACTGGGTTATCCAGTGCTGGAGATCAATGTTGCTGATGAGCAACTCTCTGATGCTGTGGATGATGCATTACAATATTTTCACGAAAGGCATTTTGATGGCGTATATCCAACCTTCTTAAAATATCAGATAACTCAAGATGATATTGACAGAGGAAGAGCACCAAATACTAGTACTTCTGGTTTAGTTGGTCTCACGACAGAGCATAGCGTTGGAGTCACAACACAGTTTGCTTGGAAAGAAAATGCAAACTATTTGTACATTCCAGAATCTGTAATAGGAATCAACAGAGTATTTAAGTTTGATGGTAGTAATAGTATTACCAACAATATGTTTAGTGTGAAGTATCAGTTGTTTTTGAATGATATCTACTATTGGGGATCAACTGAACTTCTAACATATACAATGACCAAGCGTTATCTGGAAGATCTTGATTTCGCTATCAGTACAATGAAGCAGTTTAGATTTAATAAGAGGCAAGATAAACTATTCATTGATATAGACTGGGGATCTCTGAGTGTGGGTGATTATATTGTCATTGAGTGTTACAGAGTTTTAGATCCTACTCAAAATACTCAAGTATACAACGATTCATTCCTCAAAAAATATGTAACTGCTCTGATTAAGAAGCAATGGGGAATGAATATGATGAAGTTTACTGGAGTAAAACTACCTGGTGGAGTAGAGTTAAATGGCAGACAAATGTATGATGATGCAATGAAAGATCTTGACGACATTCAGCAAATGATGTCAAGCACTTATGAACTTCCACCACTGGATATGATCGGTTGATCTTATGGCACTTAATCCGTTTTTCCTACAAGGTTCACAGACTGAGCAAGGACTTGTTCAGGATCTCATCAACGAACAGTTGAGGATGTATGGTGTTGAGTGCTATTATATGCCAAGGTCTTTTGATACTATAAAAACAATTATGGAAGAAGTTACTTCTTCCAGTTTTAATAATGCAATCCCATTGGAGGCATATGTCGAAAACTTTGAAGGATATGAAGGGCAAGGAAGTATAATGAGTAAGTTTGGCATCCAACCTATGGATGACCTGACTTTAACTATTTCAAAGGAAAGGTTTGAACAGAAGGTTCAACCTGTCATTAAGAATGATCCAGTTGGTATATTATCAACTCGCCCTAAAGAAGGGGATTTGGTATATTTCCCTCTTGGTGATAGGTTATTTGAAATTAAGTTTGTTGAGCACGAACAACCTTTTTACCAACTGCAAAAAACTTACACCTATCAACTTAAGTGTGAACTCTTCCGTTATGAGGATGAGGTAATTGATACTGGGGTTTCCTTTGTTGATGATAATGTTGAAGAAGAAGGTTATATTCAAGAACTCAAACTTGTTGGAGTTGGAACTACTGCAACTGCTGTAACAACTCTTGTCAATGGAGCGATTCAGCAAGTCTTCATCAATCAAGATGGAAATGGTTATACATTACCACCTCGTGTTGTAATAGGTAATCCTATATCTGCTGGAACAACAGCGGCTGCAGTTGCTATTGCCGCCACTAATGGTGGTCTTGACGCAGTTCAGTTTATTAATCCTGGTGCAGGATATACAAGTAATCCTGTTATATTCTTCTTCCCAACCTCTACAGGTGGTGGAGCAGGTGCTGCTGCAACAGTCGGTATCACATCTAGTGGTGTTGGTATTGTCACTGTTACAGAAAAAGGTGCTTTCTATGCTTCTGCACCTACTATTACATTCAGTGATCCTCCTGCAGGTGCTGGAAATACAGCAGCAACCGCCGTTGCTGTTATGGGAGGAACTCAAGTTCAAAGTATTCGCATTACAAACGCTGGTCGTGGATATACATCTGCACCAACTATTACAATTTCTGCACCTGCTACTTCAGGTCTTGGCACATATATCTTCAACGAAGAACTTATTGGAACAGCATCAAGTACAGTTGGAAGAGTCAAATCTTGGAATCCAGAAACAAGAACTGCAACTGTTGGAATCGTCACAGGATTCTTCCAAGTTGGAGAAACTATCGAAGGTCTTACCTCAGGTGCAACTTACAGGTTGGAGGAACAACAGATTGATAACGTCATCGATGAGTTTAATCAAAACCTTGATATTGAGACCGAAGCGGATGGAATTCTTGATTTCACAGAGAGAAACCCATTCGGAGATGTTTGATTTTGTTAAATAGTTAGTAAATAGGGACACTATACGATGTTTGAATATTTTTATCACCAAATCTTAAGGAAGACTGTAGTCTCTTTTGGAACGTTATTCAATAACATTCTGATACGACATACAGATGCAAATGGCACAGATGTAAGTGTCATGAAAGTTCCTTTGGCATATGGACCTACAGATAAGTTTCTTGCAAGGATTCAGCAAGCAGCAGACCTGAACAAACCTGTTCAACTGTCCCTCCCAAGAATGTCATTTGAGTTCACTGGACTCACTTATGACCCAAGTAGAAAAGTAACTACAACACAACATTTTAAGGCAGCTAGAAATCTTGGTGACAAGACAACTACCAAGAAAGTCTATATGCCTGTCCCTTATAATATGAGGTTTGAGTTGGCAATCATGGCAAAGAAGAATGATGATTGTTTGCAGATCATCGAACAGATTCTGCCATATTTCCAACCAGCATATACAATGACGGTTAACTTGATCTCTGATATTGGAGAGAAAAGAGACATTCCTGTGATCTTGGATGGCATCTCCATGAGAGATGATTATGATGGCGATTTCAACCAAAGAAGAGTTTTATATTACACTCTAACATTTACTGCAAAAACATATCTGTTTGGTCCTGTTGCTTCTGCATCTGGAGTTATCAAGAAGGCAACTATCGATTACATGACTGGAATCGATCAAAATCAAGCAAGAAGAGAGCAGCGTTATAGTGTCACTCCCCGTGCTGTCCGCGATTACAACGTTGATCAAACCACAACGTTTACAGAGAATGTAACAAAGACAGAGACTATCATTGATGTAAGTAGTGTAAGTGGTCTCACTGAAAAATCATACATTAATGTTGACGGTGAGCAAATGCGTATCAAGAAAATTGATGGCACCAAGATTGTTGTTGAAAGGGGTATGGATGGAACGGAAGCGATTGAGCACGGCGTGGGTGCATATGTCAACGTCGTTAACACTGACGATGATGTATTGATTGAAGTTGGAGACGATTTTGGATTCAATGAAACATTATCGTTCTTCCAAGACTTTAAAGAATATAGTCCATCTCAAGGTGAGGACATCTGATGAAAACTGATAAACTTGACGAAGTGTTTAATGTAAGTCCTGCAGAAATTGTAGAGACTAATGTCGAAGAACCTGCAATTATTAAAGAGTTAAAATCAGAAAAAACAGAGGTTCAAAAAGATTATGAATATACTAGAGGAAACTTATATTCTCTGATTGAAAAGGGTCAAGAAGCAGTGAATGGTATTCTTGAACTTGCACAAGAAAGTGAGATGCCAAGAGCATATGAAGTTGCTGGACAACTAATAAAAAACGTTGCTGATGCAACAGATAAGTTAATAGATCTGCAGAAAAAGTTAAAAGATATTGAAGAAGAATCTCCAAAAGGACCAACAAATGTTACAAATGCCCTATTTGTTGGTTCTACAGCAGAACTTCAAAAACTCTTAAAATCTAAGGACCTAAATAATCAATAAAACCATAGATCATGGCAGCGAGATCAGTCAATCTAACAGTAGAACAGGGAACTGATTTTACTACAACTTTTACCATCAAAAACCCTGATGGTACAGTGTTACCATTGACTGGTTACACCGCCGCTGCAAAAATTGGAAAACATCCATCTGCTTCTTCAACTACATCTTTTAGTGTCTCTATAACTGCAGCATCTGGAAAAGTTACCTTAACATTAACTAACTCAGTAACTGCAGATTTAGAACCTGGAAGATATTACTATGACGTTGTGATTGAAAGTTCTGGTGGATCAAAAACTAGAGTTATTGAAGGTATGGTTTTAGTCACTGCTGGACTTGCTTCCTAATGGCAGATTACGACATCACACTAGATACATCATCATTAGATGTCACCTTAGATCAAGATAGTGCTCTCGTTCAGGGTGGTAATCAGTTTGATGCAACTTTATCCGAAACAGAAGTGGCAAACAAATTTACAGACCTTACTGACGTAAGCATTAACCAAAACAATCTTGATGGAACAAGGACAAACTTTGTTGTTGTCTACGATAATACGGTTGGCGCATTTAAGTTAGTAGATCCAGATCAAGTATTGATTGCAGCTGCATCTTCAACAAGCAATGTTGGATATGCAGGTCTTCCCACTTCGTTTATTAGTCAACTTGATCAGGATCTTGACCAGAAAATTGACCTTGACGGTGGTTCTTTTTAGTATTATACCTTACTTCATGTTATAAAATCAATAAATACTACTAAAAGGTAAAGTATAGAAATGGCATCTCCAGTTCTACAGATAAAAAGAGGTTTATTAGCAAACCTTCCTGCCTTGAGAGCGGGTGAGCCTGGTTTTGCAACCGACAGTTCAGACTTCTATATTGGTCTAACCTCACAATCAGCAAATAATAAGTTTTTTGGTTCTTCTCGATATTGGACCAAAGAAACAACTACTGCTGGTAGTTCGGTTAACTTAGTTGAAGGAACCGACAACGGTGCAAACTATGTTGCGTTAAAATCGCCAGATACGGTTGCTTCAAACGTAACCTATACTCTACCAGGAGCACACGGTGCTAACGGAACAGTTCTAACTCAAGACGGTAGTGGAAACTTAAGTTGGACTGCTGGTTCTGTTAACGCAACATTCTCTGGTATTTCATCCTTCACAGATACCACAGATTCAACAACCACAGGAAACGGTGCCATCATCGTCTCTGGTGGTATCGGTGTTGCCAAAAATGCTAATGTTGGAGCAGCATTTTCAGTTGGCGGAAATACAACATTAACTGGAATCACAACGATTGTATCCAGTGCAGATATCGCTCTCCAAGTTGAGGGTGGCGTAGATATTGATAAGAACGTCAATATTGCAGGTAGTGAATATATTGGTGCTGATCTTTATGTTGCTGGTATTTCGACTTTCGTAGGTACAGTAACATTCCAGGGTGGAACGATCAACCTTGGTGATTCTGATTCGGACGACATTAACGTTTCTGGTGAGTTCATTTCTGACCTGAAACCAAACGCCAATGATACATTTGATATTGGTGTCAATGGAAAGGCATGGAGAAATGCTAACTTTGCTGGAGTCGGCACATTTGCAGCGGGTGCTATTGCTGACGCAATCCAGATTGGCATCACTGCTGCTGCAGAAATCGATACATCTGCTGGAGATTTAACTCTTGACTCCGCTGGCGGTCAAGTAATCATCGACGATAAGTTAAGTGTTGCTGGTATTGCAACTCTGACCTCTGGTGCAGTAGCTAATAATGTTCAGATTGGTATTTCATCTGCTGGAGAGATTGATACTTCAAGTGGAGATCTGATTCTTGACTCTGCAGGTGGAGACGTATTTGTTGAAGATAATCTTCACGTCACTGGAACTCTGAATGCCTCAGGTGCAATCACTCAAGCATCTGGCGAAGCAACCTTTGCTTCTGCAACAGTAAGCGATTTAACTGCTGAAAGAGTTGTTCTTGCAGGAACCTCTGGTGCATTAGAAGACAGTGCAAACCTTGTATACAGTGCTGGTGGATTAAGAGTTGGTGCAGGTGGCATTAATGTCACTGGTGTTTCAACATTCTCTGCAGCAGTCGTTGTTGGTGGTGATCTGAGAGTTAATGGTAATGACATTCAGGCATCTGATGGAAACACCAACATCACGATGACCTCCAATACTTTGACCACCGTTGCTGGTGATCTCAAGGTTGGTGGTAATGACATTCAGGCATCGGATGGAAATAATAACATCACGATGACATCCAACACGTTAACCGCTTTTGCGGGTGACATTCAAGTTGGCGGTAACGACATTAAAGCAAGTAATGGTACAACCGCGATCAGTGTTACCACTGATGGTGGTGCTAGTGTTGCACAAAACCTGACTGTTAGTGGAAACCTCTATGTTAACGGTACAACAACTCAGGTTAATACGACTTCTCTGACTGTTGAAGACGCACTGATTGAAGTCGGAATGGTTGATGGTAGTGCTCCTGGTTCAGATCTTAACAAGGATCTTGGTTTACTTCTGAACTATTATGATGGATCTGCAAAGAAAGCAGCGGTTTATTGGGACGATTCCGTTTCAAGAATGGTCGTTGCTGCAGAAGTTTCAGAGTCTTCAAACGTTCTGACTGCTAGCACTTATGCAGCATTTGAGATTGGTTCTCTATATGTTAATGATTGTGCAGGAGGATCTCAAGTTATTTCATGTACTGGCGATACAAGAAACTTAGAAAATATCACAATAGATGCTGGATCATTCTGATCCTATTAAAATCTAAATATAAGGGTGGAGAAATCCACCCTTTTTTATTAGGTGTATGAAATGAATGAACAAGATCTTCAGTATTTACTAAAAGCATATCAAGATAAAACATTTGATTTGACTACACAATCTGTTGCTCTTCAGGCAAAAATAAACAAGTTGACTGATGTAAATGCAGAACTTGGTAAACGAGTTCAAGAGCAGCAAGAGGAGATCAAAAAACTAGAGACAAGACTATCTCGGAGAAAGTCAAATGAAACCTCTTAAAATTGTTGCTATTGGTGTAGGTGGATTGATTGGAGTTGCTCACATAGGACTTATCGGTTATGTTTTGAAACCACAAGCATCGGTACAGCAACCACCAACATTCAACCTTCCTCGTGGTCCCTATTCATCTTATAAAATTAAAGCAGGTAAAGATGGATATGAGATCGAATATAGAGCAAATGATCCTGCCATCTTAGAATCTACCAAGTCCTTAACACTTGACAAAGAAAAGAAAGGATTCTTTGGCGGAGGAACTGAGCAGCGAACTGAGTTCCGTCGTGATCAGTTTACTATGGATGGTGTTCGCAACCTAGGGGGTGAGACTACAGAAACGGGAAAGTCTGTAAAAGACGTAGAGTGCATCGTGGCGGACGCTGGAGCACGGTCACAAGGTGCAATGGCAGGTAGTGCTATCGCCGCTGGAGTTGCTGTTCCTGCCGCTGCTAGCATCCCCTACGTTGGTTGGTTAGCAGGTGGTTGGGCATTACTCTTAGGTCAGAATATTGGTTCTGAAGTTGGTTCTCAAGTTGGATCAGCATTTAACGACTGCTAAATAAAGAATAGGTCTCATTTATAGACAATGAAGTGCAAACCAGGATATTATTATTGCCACACTGATAAAAAGTGCAAACCAATTTCTAAGGGTATGAAAATGACCGCTAGATTTAGCGGTAATGGAAAAGAACCCACAGAAGTTGCTAATGGCACTCCAGTTGAGAATGGAGAAACCTCCAATGGCAATGGTAATGGTAATGGTAATGGTGGAAACGGAATGTCCGAAGAAACCAAAAAAGATCATGAATATTCTATGGCACGTTCAGAACTAAAGACAGTTATGAACGCTGCGAAACGTCTTAATAAGAAGATGGGTAAAAAGGGAGAGGGTGAACTCAAAGCATGGGTTCAATCAAAGATTACCAAAGCAGCAGACTACATTGACACTGCAGCAGATTATGTGACGAATGAAGAAACTGTCGATGAAGGAACTCTTCATAAGTGGTTCAAAGGATCCAAGTCTAAAGATGGTAAAGGTGGTTGGGTCAATGTAGTAACAGGTGGAACCTGTGCAAGTGATGAACCTGGTGAAGGAACCCCTAAGTGCGTTTCTTCTGCAAAGAGAGCAAGCATGTCAAAAGCAGAGAGACTTTCTGCTGCTAGAAGAAAGAAAAAAGCAGATCCAGGTCAACAACAAAAATCTGGTGCAGCAAAACCAACATACGTTTCTACAGATCCCAAAAAGAAAATGAAAAAAGAAGAAGTTGAAATGACAGAAGCAAAGGATAAGAAAGGTAAGGGAAGTGGCAAAAAAGATGCTTGCTATCATAAGGTCAAGTCACGTTATAGTGTCTGGCCAAGTGCATATGCATCAGGTGCTTTAGTTAAGTGCCGCAAAAAAGGTGCTGCTAACTGGGGCAACAGCACAAAGAAAGAAGAAACTGAAATGTGCGCTCATACCAAGAAAGGTAAGGACTGCCCCATTCATGGTAAGGAGATGTGTCCAGACAAACCAATGGACGAAGCGAAAAAGTGCTGGCCTGGTTATGAGAAGAAAGGCACCAAGATGATGTTTGGTAAGCGTTATAATAACTGCGTTAAGAAAGAAGGATATTCTGATTGGAGATCTGAACTCACAGAAAAAAACATTGAACTTACTGATGCATATGGAAATACATTTGCAACAATCGTTGACGTTGTAAAACCAGAACCAATCAAGGCAGTAAAGTCGGCTGTTGAGTATGACACTTATGATATTGACCAGATGATTACAACTTCTGAACCTGCAACAGTTGAAGAAGCAGTTCGTATTCCTGCAAAGACAGGCAACATCATTCTGGTAACTCTCTCTTGGAGAGGGAAGTTCTATATGATCAAGATGTTCTTCCCCCAGATCTCTAAACCAAGCAGAAGTGATGTTCAACTGCAGATTGATAAGGTTTATCCTGGCGCAAAGGTTAACTCCTACTACATCTCTGAAGTAAAACCAGGTGAGCAGTTCTTACAAACTGAAGATTGGCAGAAAAAGTCTGGTAAAAATCCTGAAGGCGGACTAAATGAAAAGGGTAGAAAGTCTTATGAGAGACAAAATCCAGGAAGTGATCTCAAGAGACCTTCAAAGGAAGTTGGTAATAAGAGACGTGCATCATTCTGTGCAAGAATGAAAGGTATGAAGAAAAAACTGACTTCTGCAAAGACTGCTAACGATCCCGATAGCAGAATCAATAAATCATTAAGAGCTTGGAACTGCTGATTAAACTATGCCTGATAATGGACTTTACCTTGGAAACCCGAATCTAAAAAAAGCAAACACAGCGATTGAGTTCACGGAAGAACAAATCGTTGAGTTTGTTAAATGCAAGCAAGACCCTGTATACTTTGCACAAAAGTATGTCAAGATTGTGACTCTTGACCATGGATTACAACCATTCAAAATGTATCCTTTTCAGGAGAAGTTGATTCGTAACTTCCATGATCACAGATTCAATATCTGTAAGATGCCAAGACAGACTGGTAAGTCTACAACTTGTGTATCATATTTACTTCACTATGCAGTGTTTAATGATAATATTAACATTGCTATCCTAGCAAACAAAGCATCAACTGCAAGAGATCTTCTCGGTAGGTTACAACTTGCTTATGAGAACTTGCCCAAGTGGATGCAGCAGGGTATCTTATCATGGAATAAAGGTTCTTTGGAGTTGGAAAATGGCAGTAAGATATTGGCAGCTTCTACATCTGCGAGTGCTGTCCGAGGTGGTTCCTATAATGTCATCTTCCTCGACGAGTTCGCGTTTATTCCAAACCATATCGCAGACCAATTCTTTGCATCTGTTTATCCTACTATTTCTTCTGGTAAAAGCACAAAAGTCATCATAGTCTCAACGCCACATGGCATGAATCATTTCTACCGTATGTGGCATGATGCGGAGAAAGGATCAAATGAATATGTTCCAACTGACGTTCACTGGTCAGAAGTTCCTGGAAGAGATGCTGAATGGAAACGACAGACTATCGCGAACACGTCAGATCAACAGTTTAAAGTTGAGTTTGAGTGTGAGTTCCTAGGATCTGTTGATACATTGATCGCTCCTAGTAAGTTGCGTTCTATGATCTATGAAGATCCAAAAACTAGAAATGCTGGACTAGACGTTTACTTTGAACCAGAAAAAGATCATGATTATGTTGTAACTGTTGACGTTGCCAGAGGTGTTGGTGGTGATTATTCTGCCTTTGTTGTTGTAGATATTACCAACTTCCCACATAAGTTAGCAGCAAAATATAGAAACAATGAGATAAAACCAATGCTCTTCCCCAATGTAATCTGGGAAGTGGCAAAATCATATAACGGTGCCTTTGTATTATGTGAGGTCAATGATGTTGGTGATCAGGTAGCATCTATTTTGAACTATGACCTTGAATATCAGAACCTACTGATGTGCTCTATGAGAGGACGTGCTGGTCAGATTGTTGGGCAAGGATTTTCTGGCAAGAAGACACAACTTGGTGTCAAGATGTCCAAGACTGTCAAAAAAGTTGGTTCACTAAACCTCAAGGCAATTATTGAAGAAGATAAGTTGTTAATGAAAGACTATGAAGTTCTTTCAGAGTTGACTACCTTTATTCAAAAGAACAACTCATTTGAGGCAGAGGAAGGATGTAATGATGACCTTGCAATGTGCTTGGTGATCTATGCTTGGTTGGTACAGCAAGATTACTTTAAAGAACTTACTGATCAGGATGTAAGAAAGAGATTGTATGAAGAGCAGAGAGATCAGATTGAACAAGATATGGCACCATTTGGATTTATTTCTGACGGTCTAGATAGTGACAGTTTCGTTGATGGTGATGGGGATAGATGGTTCACTGACGAATATGGTGACAGGTCATATATGTGGGAATATATGTAATGGATACCAAACGTCAAGTCATAAACCTAATAAAAATTGTTATCCTATTTCAGTTAGGAATAGTAGGTGTAACTATAGTTGGATGCTTCCTTCCCATGGTCAATAAATGTGACTCTGATACTAAACAACATATTGCTAATATGATGACTGTTATTACAACTTCTACATTCGCATTGTACGCAGCAGAAAAATGATGTTTGATGACGACCTAGATGGTCAGATAAAACTAGGTCACCTTCTTCTTAGTGATAGGAAGTGTAGAACTTGTGGTCAAACCAAAAACTTAATA